TTGCTAGGTTTGCTTCAGCAGGTGTTTGATTTATCCACTTAGCTGTAGTAGAGTCATAGGCTAATACTTCATCATTTGCAACTGAAGTAATAACGACATCTGCTATTTCTGTTCCTCCAAGAGTATGAGTATGACCTACACGAGATACAGTAGAGTCAATACCAACTGAAACAGTATCAGATGTAGCATCACCCGTAATTGTAATACCTGAACCAGCAGTAAAAGCAAGAGTATCTGTTACATTATCAGCAGCAATTGTTACTCCACCGGCAGTTACATTAGCAAAGGAGTTCTGATTTGGTTGAGCTCCTGCGGTAACACCATCTAACTTAGATTTATCTGTACTTGACATTAAACCGTTAGCAGATGTAGTTGCCACAGCTGTTGTAGCTCTTCCAGCAGCTAAATCATATGCAGCTTTTACGGCAGTTGAAGTGGCAGCAAGAACGCTTGATGTTGTACTTGTTGAGTCTGATAATTGAACAATACCTTTAGCAGCAGTTGTAGCAGATGGTAAATCAGCGGCTACGTGACTGTGTGAAACTGGAGCAGCTCCAACATCAGTCGGCCCTAATGTAACGGCACCTACTTTTCCAGCAACTGAAGTTACATCATTTACTTGTGCCCCTGTCTCAATACCATCAAGTTTAACTTTATCTGTTGCAATCATTAGACCATTAGCAGCTGTTGTAACGATTGCCGTTGTAGCCACTTGTATCCACGAGCCCCATGTACCATTAACATTATGTCTAAACCAATAATAAGCATCTGTTGTTGATTGGTTATAGCGGATAGCGAATTGTGTTTTTACTGTTGCAGATGCTTTGAAGTTCAAGATAAAAAACGCACTTGATACCCCACCTGGTGCGTTTGTTAAGGTTATACCTCTATATAACCCTGTTGCATCCAAGTTGTTTAAATCAGTTGAAGAAATATCTTTTGCAACATCACCTAATCCAAAACTTTTTGCAAAGTTGATAGCATTAACTTCTGCTTGATCTGCTTTAGTTTGAGCACCTGTTATAGTTTCTATAGTACTATCAACAGTAATTGTTACGGTGTCAGTAGTAGCATTTCCTGATACAACAATACCAGTTCCTGCTGTCATTGTTAAACTATCTGACTTAGCATCAGCAACTAACGAAGTTCCGCCTGCAACAACTGTTGAAAAAGCATTCTGATTAACTTCAGCACCTGTCGCAATACCATCTAATTTAGTTTTATCACCTGAACTCATAAGACCATTTGCAGATGTAGTAACAACTGTAGTGTTAGCCTTTCCATTCCAAGTTGATTTTTCAGTATCAGTTACAAAGCGATGAGTAGTATCCTCTGTAATCATTGTAGCAGGATGAGTTGAAGGGTGAGTATAAACTACTTTCTCAACATTATCAACTAATATATTTCCATTAACTGTTGAAGTTGCGGTTTTGTTTGCTCCTGTTGAAACACCGTCAAGTTTTGATTTATCAGTTGAGATCATAAACCCATTAGTAGTAGTAGTAACTGCAGCATGGGAACTTCCGCCAGTGCCTACGTGCGAGGCCGCTGCAGCGCCAATTTGAGCAATAGTAACATTGTGAGGGTTACTTGTATTAGCTCTATGGTCTTCCCAGTTTTTATAATCTTGGTCACTAATATGCTTTTCTTTAACCGTACCAGTACCAATTACTGCAGTTAAAGCTTTATGAGTATCAATAGTACTCTGAGCAGTTGCAGCAGAATCTTTGTTTACTTTCATTTGGGTGTCAATTGTGACAAAGTTGTCGACTAGCTCTTGACGTTTAACGAAGTCAGTACCAACCCAAGAGTGCATTGTATAGTTGGTTGTTTTATTAGTACTCAAATAATTGACCTCCTTATTTATTTATTATGAAAAGAATGCAGTTTCAAAAGCATCCCATGTATAAGTATCAGCTGTATTCCATGTGACATTAGCTTTTTCTATTTCTTGCCAGATCAAATATGTTAAAGTAAATATTAAATCTAAGTGAGAAGGAGTAACTTGACGAATAGCATTTTTAATATCATCCATGTTACTTGGGTTACCACGTTTGCCGATAAATTTTACACCCAAAGTATAATCCTTCCGAGGTTCATAAGAAGTTGCAATTGGTCCATATTGTACTTGAGGACTAATTTCAATTCCTGCACCCACCGTATCTACACGAACATTGGCTCTAACAAAAGCAGCATTAACAGGAGGGGCAATATTTTGAAGAACCTTGCTATATTGACTTGAAAGTACCCTTGAAATAAATACTTTATTAATATCATAGAATGATAAAGCTACATAACCAACTATACCAGTAATATCTCTAATATTAGCACCGAGACTCAAGTTTTTAAATGGTACGATTGGAATATAATCAGAAATTACCCCACCATTACTTCCTGAAGTTTGGTTATTTAAAGTTAGTTTATCAGCATCAGAAACCCAAGTTGTTGATGAAGTAGTAATTGAACCAGTTGAAGATATATACCCCGCAGTCCATGTATGACTTCTTAAGTCAATTAAGTTTGTCATATACTCAATTATTTCAACTTCACCATTTAGATATGATTCAGCTAGGTTTTTAACCATTCCAATTGTTGATGTACCGTACCGACGAACCATAGACTTGATATTTCCTCGTCTCTCATCATCGGTTTTAGTATCATCACTTATAATACTCATACTTTTTTCCCACAATGGGATTCCCCAAGTTGCATTATCAATCATAAACTGATTAAGTACATCTTGAGCAGCTGCATATAAGTCTTCCAACTCTTCAGCATCAACTCTCATTATTTCAGAAACAACTTTAGAGTTTTCATATATCTTTGGTGTGTATGATTCTAAAACTTCAATGATAGGACGTTCTGTATCATTACCTATAAACCTCATGATAAAGTCACCGTTCCTACCACAGGAGTTTCATTTACTCCTAATACAATATTAGTTGTACCATTGTTTAATTGAAGATTAGTATAATCAAGTACACCATTGACTCCTAAGATAATAGTGCCAACTTTTGTATACTTTATATCAGGATCTACGAAAGCAGCTTCTTTAAAATAATCAATAATACCTTGTTGAATAGTAGGAGTAACTTGAGCTAGAGTAAATCCAGCTGACAAAGTTAAAGTGGCAGTTACATTAATTACTTTTTCAATAGCAGATTCAACTGCAACAGTAGCACCAACAGGTCTTACTGTATCAATATAGTTAGCTACTTCTGTAACTTTAGCAGCAGTAACAGCACGCTTGTCAGTACTAATTAAAGTTACTTTAACTGTTCCCGAACCATTCCAAATAGGAGTGACTCTCGCATCTCCAATACCTACAATATCTTGTGCCCATTCTCTATAATGGTTTGTGTTACCACTATTTACAGGAGCATTGATTTTTTCAGTATATCTCGCGAATAAATCTTCATCGCTTTCTATATCGGCTCCACCAGAAGTAGTAGTAGCATTAGTACAAGTAGCTCCAGCCATTTCAGTATTAATTATTGTATTTGTAGGAACATTACCATTCATACCACCTGTCTCAGCTGTGATAGCAACCGTTGCTGTACCGTTTGAGATAGTTGCAACATTATCAGTTAAGAATCTAATGTTGTCATCTGTATAAACTACAGTACCTTGAGGAATAACAAGACCATTAATAGCGCTTGAAAAAGTAATTACACCCGTTGCCTTAACAGCTTCTAAACGAACGATACCATATTCAGATACCTTTAAATCAAGATATGAACCATAGGTAGTTCCTGCAAAGCCTAAATTAATAATGTTATCTAATTCCATATAAGCAACTGCTAATTCTGCAGCTTTAGGTGCTAACATATCATAAGCAACAGAACCTTCCCGCTTATCAATTTCATCAGATATTTTTGAAAGCATTCTTTCAAGAATTGCTTCAAATGTTTGGTTTTCGTACACTAAATATTCACCTCCACGTCAACTTCTGATTGTAAATCAGTAATAACTGTAAATGTTATAACTAAAATATCTCCATCTTTAGAAATGGTAAAATCTTTTGCTTCTGATACTCGTTCATCCGGTATTAAAGCTTCTTGAATTAGTCTAGGAACTTCAATTTGTAGATAGTCAAGTGAGTAAGCCTTGCCCATCAAATATGAAATTTCACAACCGTAATCAGAAGAATATATAATATATCTATCTCTAGCAGTAAGGATAGCTTTAATTACACCCTGTCTAATAGCGTCTTCTAAATCAACAAACTCTGCATATATTTCGCCCGTTTCAAAGTCGAACTTATATGTCTTACTCGCATATTGAATAGTACCGCCAGTTTCTTCTAAAGCTTGAATATCTTCATCACTAATAAGGAGTGGTATCATTATTAGTTCACCACCTTATCTATAGCATAAAAGTTATTGCCATCATTTAAAATTAATACTCTATCTCCAACTATAGCTTTATTAGCAGTATCAGTTATTGTTATATCTTCATCATCTAACAATAACCCGCTTGGTAATTGAACTTTAAAAGGAGATATTGAGGTTACAAGTCCAACAGTTATACTAATGTCTTTGTTGTAACCTTGTTCTTGTATTAATTTTAAAAAATTAGTATAGGCACTTCCTTCTTTCATAACTGTCACCTACCTTAGTTTTCATCATCTATATTTATATTTGTAGATAATTGAAGACTCATTTTATGAACCCCACCATCAAATGAATGAGAATCAGCAGTAATATAATAAGTACCACTAAAACCTAATATTTCATTTTTAATACTTATCTTATTACCTGTGATACAATCAGGATGCCCAATAAAGTCAACTGAATATGTCTTGGTAGGTTCTTTAAGTTGTTTAAGAAGTTTCTTTGCCTTACTTGACATCATAGAGATAGTGTCTTTATCATCAGCAGATTCTATTTGCTGCATAATACCATAAGTATCAATGGAACTACTATCTTTTTCAGTAACTGATGAATATTTACTATCTTTTTCTTTAGAATCAATTTGACCTTTTTCAACTTTTACTTGGTTTTTTAATTCTTCGATAGAAACTTCATAATTACCTGAAATAATATTAGTAACAGAGACTGTAATATGAGCAGCATTCTTTCGTGATTTTAAATATGCTTTACCTTTTTCTGATCTAAGTAAGTATAATTTTCCATTGCCTGTTTTAGTTACTTTTAAAGAATCACTAAAAATATCAGATAGAGCCTTACCTTGACAAACCATTTTTTTAATCTTATAACCTGTAGCTTCGATGCTTCCAACAGGAACTCCGAATTTTTTACATAATGAACTTATAACATCAGAAGCCGATTGATTTTTAATAATCATAGTTTCGGAGTTTTTAGTTAAGTATATTAAGTTATCATAACAAGTTAAAGACTGTTCGCCTTTCTCATTAATACTTGTTTTAAATACATAACCTCTAAACTTTTCGACTCCATCAATATAAAGAATTACTGTTCTACCGGGTTTGAAGCTTATTAGTTTGCCCTTTGTTAGGTTATTAGCATTTTGGACATTAACCTGTAAAGTTCTAGGATAAGTATTAATGTCTCCCGACCAATCTACATTCTTTAACATAGAAGTTATATTATATTTATTAGTTGAAGAATCAAGATACCAAACACTAATCATGGAATAATCAACCTCTGTCCTGGTTTAAGAAAGTTTGGACTCTTTCCAATAACTTTTTTATTTTTATCATAGATTGTCTTCCATTTTGAGCCTGTACCATAGAACTTTTTAGATATCTTCCATAAACTATCATTTTTTATAACAACATATGTCCTAGTTTTTGGCTTTGATGATGGAGGTCTAGAGCTTGAACCACCGCCTGCAGAACTAGAGCCAGGTTTAGAAAATGAAATAGGTTCATATTCTTTTAATTCAAGTGTATACTCAATATCACCAACAGCTCCACCAACTTCTTTCCATGTAAAGGATCGAATAGTTACGAGTTCGTTAATGATAGTGGTAGTTACTTGTAACTGAATAACAGTTCTATTATCCATCCAACTTTTTATCTTTTTTACGTAATCCATAGGTGCCAATAGTTTAACCGAAACTACAAGAGGTTGCCTATACTTAGGGAAAAAAGACTCAATTGAATATGAACGTAAGTTCCTACCACCAATAACAGTTTTTTCATCACCGTTTGCTAATACAATATCCTCAAAGTTTCGAGAATCTTCATAGCCAATTTCTTCAGGATTAACAGGAATTTGAACTTTATCATGTACACCATTACTTAACCAAATTTCCACTTTTATCCCTCCTTACTTTTTTGCAGCTTTTTTATCTTCGTCTATTCGTAAAAGCGTAGAGGCATAAATGAAGTTTTTAACTCCTCGTGGTTTATTAAAGATTTCGTCAGGCATAAAGTGATGTTCTTGTAATAAGACGTGTAACATACTTGCCTCAAAGTCCTGTTTGATTAGTTTTTTATTTCATCAATCTGCTCTTCATCTGATTGGTCAAAACCATTCAATGCAGCAATTTCTTGAAGTAAATAAGCAACTTCACCAAACAATAACTTTTGTTTAATAGCATCCACAGGGGCAAATACTCCAAGTGCATCTAACAGTGCTTGGTCTTCCCAGTTTGGAGTAATACAAGCTTTAGCAATTGTTAAATAGTTGAAAAGATCTTCATCAAGTTTCTTTTGTCCTTTACCAACTAAACGAGTAGCTTGTTGTTGAATTTTAGTAGCTTCTTCTGGGGTTAAAGCTTTAATTTCAAAATCTATACCGAAACGCTTCATAGGAACGCTCTTACGTACATCTTGACTTGCTCCTAAAAGTGCATTTAAAACTTCTTGATTTGTTTTTTCTGCCATAATAATCTCCTCCAATGTATGGTTCTACATAATATATATGCTTATCTAGGTCAATCTGCATACTATTTCTAAAATAAAATTCTAATTTTATTGATCTTTTGCAAATAAAAAAATAGGAGAAGGACCCAATGATCCTCCCCCTAATTAATTATACTACTTTGTCAAGAACCTCGTACTGACTAAAAGTGAATGGAAATTCAACTTCAGCAATTTCCCCAGCAGAGAAGTTACCTAGTGGGATAGAAGTGAAAGTTACATTCTTTAGACGTACACGGTAAGTTTTATTAATATCAGGGTTGTAGTTTTTAATTACTAACTCTGTTCGATATTCCTTACCTGCACTAATCTGACCAATTTTTTCAATAAGTTCAGTGTTAATAAAAACACCTGAAACTGTACCTGATCCCGCAAGACCCATTGAACGGTACATAGTCCAACGATTACCGACAGTGTTTAATTCCGCTTGGTTGATCTCAACAGAAGCCTCTACAGAAGTAACGTTAGTTAACCATTTACCTTCCATATAAAGCTCGCAATCGGTGCCACGGAATACGGATTGAGGTGCTAATGCCATAATCTAATTACCTCCTGTATTATAGTGAAATTGTTAAGTAAATGTACTCAATTGAGTCAAGGAACTTAACAGAGATGTTAATATAAAGCTCAGATGCACCAGCAGCTGTTAACTTATCTAAAGCAACTGTGTAGTTTTCATCAATTACGTTAGCGTCTGATAAAGTTTGTAAGTAAACTTTAATAGCGTTAATAACAGCAATTTGGCCTTCTTGGTCATTAGTGATTTTACCGATATAGTTATCGTTGACAGCTTTATCAATATCATCAATCATAGACTGTTTAGCACGAACGGTACGGATTTTATTAAAAGGAGCTTCACCCAAGCAAAGACCTTGTTGGATCATTGGTTGATCCCCATCCATAACTGTTACAAGAACTCCATAAGATAATAGAGTTTGAATTTCAGTTGCACGGAAACGAGTAATTACACCTGAGAATGGAACTTCAGCGTAAGTTAGAGAACCATCCAAAGGAGTACCAGCTACTAAACCACCAATGTAAGCAGCATATTTTTCTGCAGTTACATTATTGCCTTCAGCATCAGTTACACCATTTGCAACAAAGATAGAATACTCATCTTTTAGAGTGTTATATTTAGTACCAATAGCTTCAGTAGTCTCAACTGCTCCATTAGCAAATACAACAATAAAATTCTTTCCATTTGTACGGTTAGTAGATAACCAAGTATAAACGGCACCTTCAAGAACTGCAATAACAGGACAAACAAATACATGGAACTCATAAGTTTCAAGAATCTGTAAAGCAGCATTAAAATCCGCAGTAGTTGTTGCACCCGCAGTAGCTGTAACAACTACAACTTCAGAAGCTCCACCTTGGAACATTAATGAAATATCGCCTGTATTAGCAGCGCCGAATAAAACATCAGCTTCAGTAACAGACTTAACACGATATACTTTGTTTGCTGTTGCAGTACCAGAATAAGTGTTTTTAATTGTAGCTACTTTTGAACGAGCTCCTGTACTAATAGCAGCGATTGCTCTTTGCATAAAACGTACATATAGACCAGGGCGGTCGCCATCAGCGTGAATAAAAGTACCACCAGTAGTAACTGTAATTGCCATCTATTTTTCTCCTCCTTAGTTATATGTTGGAACAATCTTGACTTTAGCAAGAAGATCCAACTCAGGAACTGTCAATTGATGAGTCGTATCAAAATTAAAGTTAATCTCAATACAATAAAGTTCATTAGCATCTACAGGAAGATCATATGAATCAAGATCTTCAATTCTAATAAATCTCTCTGACTCTGTTCCGTCTTCATTTAAAATAGGTATCTTGCCTCGGTTTTCAAATATATTACTTGTTAAATTGAAAACTTTATTTTTTAGAGATACTTCGTCAGTATCAAATACCCTTATATATAATCCTACTGTATTAATAAAATAAAAAGCATTAAGATTTCTTGTTCTTAAATCAGCTTTGTTTAATAAGTAGCAAGGATATTGTACTCCAACAGGGATACTTTGAACATAAGCACTCATTGGTTCAACTTTAATGAAATATGCAAAAATGGACTTAATAAACTGTTCTAACATTATTGCACATCCCTTCGTTGAACATAAACCTCAAGAATGTTTTCATCATTCTTTATAACCATATCAACTTTAAATCTTCCATGAACCGGAGACTCAATATAATCTTCAGCTTGAATAGGAGCGTTAATATTAAACTTAACAAGTAATGAGTCATGTTCAATATCAATATCTTTATCTTCAAGATACTTATTCCTATCTGTTGCGAAGCTACATTTAACATTAGTTAGATCAGGTTGTGTAAAATCATATTTATATTGATAACTTGTAATTCCGAATGAATTAGAAGCAATCTTTTTAAGACGGAATACTGAAACAATATCTTTAAAGAAGTCTGTATCAGAAGGACCATTTGTATCTCCAACTATTGCAGTAGGAATTTCTTTAACCATAATTTCAATAAATCCTCTATCCTCATAAGAAGGATCTTGCCAAGACATAATAGTCAAGGTACGAGTTTTCCATTTGAATCGGTTACCTACAACAAGCAGTGACTCGAGAGCACGTTGCTCTCGAACCATCACTTTGAAGAAACTGTCCGTTTCACTTCTAATAAAACCATCTTTAAGAATGTGTGCCCAAACAGTGATATTGTCAGTATAAGAGCCGTCCGCGTTTAAAACTTGGAAAGTAACTCTCTCACTCATGCCAGAGAAATTAAACTTTTCGTTCTTATATCTTGACATTTAATCACCCCATAGCAGTTTTTGCAGCAAACATCTTTTCATATAAAGCAGTGGCAATAGCGTCAATATCGCTATCTTGACGAACATGGAAAGTGTTACCTGTGATAGTAACTCCCATGCCGCTAGATTGTCCATAACCATTAACTTCACTTCGTGTAAGAACTCGTTCACCTTTGTGAAGTGTAGCTTGGTAACCATCGTAAGGAACTCGTTCAAGACCGCCATGGTGCTTCTTACCTCCACCAATACCAATCTTACTAGCAATTGTCTTAGCACCTTCAACTAATGTTCCAATAGGATTATTTTTGAATGCTTTTATAAAGCCCATAAATTTATCCCAAGCTTTACCAACCCAATCAACGACTGATTTAAAAGCATCAGCGATACCGTGAACAACAGCCATAAATCCGTGACCGATACCAATACCAACACCCTTAATCCAATTCCAACAAGCTTGTACAGCATTACGGAATGTTTCAGATTTCTGATAAGCAATATATAATCCAACGCCTAAACCAACTAGTAACGCAGTTATCCATACTAATGGGTTAGCGAATAGTGCGGCAGTTAATGCCCATACTCCTGTATCCATTAGCCAAACTGCAACTGTAGTTAATAATAAACCTTCGCGCAGTAATCTGAGTGCAGTAGCAACAGTTGTCAGTATCTTCCAAGTAGCAAATGCAGCGGCTACACCACCAATAGCAGATATAATTGTTGCTGTGTTATTTGTTGCCCAATCAGTAATATCAGCTAATAGTTCAACAGCATCTTGGATAAGACCGTTAATTGTAGGCCAATTATTATTAATAGCATCAGCAATACCTGAAGCAGCGGTTTTAAAATCACTTAAAATTTGTGAAATATTAGGCCATGCTTCTTTAAGAGTATCCCAAATATTTCCAAACAAAGTAATAAATGGTTGGAACTTAGCTTTCATTCCTTCACCATCAAAATTAGCCATTTTATTAATAAGGTTTGAGAGCCCTGTAGCAATACCAGCAAGTAATTCTTTTCCTTTTGATATAATACCATCAAAAGCACCAGCATCCCACATGTTATTGAATTTCTCCATAAGAGGTGCAATAACGTCTAAAGCGCCTTTACCCATATAACCCATTGCTGTTTTGATAGAGTTGGTCATTTTTTGCCATTGCATTAATGGAAGCTCTTTCATTTTCTTGATGTTATCTACAGTGTAACCTGTATTATCACCAACTAATTTACTCAATGCTTCAATCTGTTCAATAGGATCTACAATAGTTTTAATACCTTTAAGAGCAGTACGAGGTAACTCGAAACGTTCAACTAAAGAAGTTATATCGCCTGAGTTTAATTCTCGAATCGCTAAGGCAGCACCATCTAATCCTTGCATTGGATCCATTGTTGCTAACTGATCCATTGCCGTCATATATTTATCTAAATCTTTTGTATTCTTAGATTTTAATACAGCACTTCGCATGTTTCTTGACCAGTCTTCAGTTGAATAAGCAGTTGTAGCAGCATAGTCAGAAATAGCTTTATAGTATTTTTCACCTTTTTCAGCACCCGCTAAGATACCAATAGAAGCAGAAGAATAGTTCTGTTCCATTGCTTTACCAACAGTTGCTCCAGCAGTTTCCTTAGCTTGACCATATGCAGCTTGTCCAGCATAAGCAATACCAAAAGCAGCACCCATATGATTTAGTCCACTAAGACTATTTTTCATAGAGCTTAACTTACTTTGTCCTCTAGATAACTGTCTATTCATTTGCTCAAGTTGTCTGTTAAGTCGAGCGTTAGCATCTACCAATTGATTAAATGTTGCTCTTCCACGACTTCCAGCTTGTTGAGCATTGTTACCCATTTGTTTTAGGGCATCAACATTCCTCTTAATAGTCAACCATACTTGCTTACCATGCCAAGCAATATCTTCCATTGCGTTAGATATTTTCTTTGCAGTATTTGAACTATTTTTCCATAATTCAAAAGCAAGTCTTGCTGCTACAATTTGTTGTTTGGCTTTACCTACTCCATAAGAATACATTTGCCAAGCACGAGTACCTTTCACTAAATGAGGAATATCTTTAATGAAAGTTTTAAAACCAATAGCAGCCCATTTAATATCTCTACCTACAGCTTTAACTGCAGCACTCATCATTCTAAATACAAAAGTATTTTTAATTAATCTAAGTAACTGTCCATTAAGGTATTTTGCTCCTTGTCCAGCAAGTTTAAATGGAGCCCACATTAGTTTTAATACTTTGCCAACTCTTGAAAACTCCCATAGCTTTCTAACTGCTAAACCTAAATAATGAGTTAGATTCCAAGTAACAGCATACAATGCTTTAAAAGCTGTAGTTACAAGTTTGGTAGTAGTTCTTACTAATATGTTTTGAGTTATTGCTAATTTCAAAGCCCGAGCATATCCCTCGATAGAATAGGCTGCTAGTCTAATAGGAGCAGGTAATTGTCTGAATAGTCTAACAGATAATCGAACTTGTTCATCTGTTGCTCCAATTCTTCGTCCTAGCTCTCTATATCTTTCTGCTAAAACCCGATTGGCAACGGTAGCATTATTAATAGAACTTCTACTTGAGTTCAATGAGCGACTTAATTGAGTAACTCGTCCTTGAAGATTTTGTGAGGCACGAGCAGCTTGTTGTAAAGGTCGAGACATTCGGTCACGAGCTTCAAGCATAATACTTAACCTACTAAATTTCTTTGATGCCAATTAGACTAACCTCCTTCCTAGTGAGCGCCTCGTCTTTGCTTTTTACGTCTTCTCCTTCTAACAAAAGAAGTATCTTCAACTAATAGATTTAAGTCATTAGCCATTTTACGCTTAAAGTTATGTTCGATCTTTTGTAAGGCCGGATTAAAGAAGTGAGCACCTTCATAGTAGTCATATCTTTGATTTTCTCTTTTACGCCTTTTCTGTCTACGATAATCTCGCTTGTAGCCCGGAGGTACAATAGCGTGTCCATCGTTAACCATTTGAGCATAATATAGAGCTGAACCAAAAACTACATCAGCTTCACCTACATCATATACACAGAATTTGTTACCCAATTGGAAAGAGTCTAATAATTTTCCTGAGTGTTCTTGTGTACGTCTTGAAGCTTCATCTTGGAGGGTGAATAAACCTTCCTCAGCAACTTCGTGCATTCCTGCTAGCATAGCATCAAAGCCGTCATGACCTAATTCTGCTAAATGAGTAACAAAGTCATGAAACTGTCTTGAGTTAGTTCTCATATACATAATTTATCACCTACACTAAAACAATAACATCAGAGTCATCAGTATAAGTATCTTTATATGGTCTTTTATGAGAATCTACAATAGCAGTAACAGCAAACTTAATTTCATCACCTAAAGTACCAACAGTTTGTACTTGACGTTGGTCATACCAATGAGCAATAATCATTAAGCAAGCAACTGTTAATTCAGTAGGAATATCATCTACATTGGGCCATTCAGTAGCTATCTTAAAACCTAACATAGTTTCAAGATATGATTGACCTGCTACAATTAATGTATTAAGTATGGTATCATCATCTTCAAAGTCTACTTTTAAATATTCTTTTACAAAAAGTAAATCAAGTTCAGTTACCTTTTTTGATAAAATAGTCATTATTATTCACCGTCTTTTACTTTTTTGGCGGTTCTTTTTGCCTTCGGTTTTTCCTCGACTACTTTTTCAACTTTAGTTGTTTCAGCAACAGTAATAGCTTCTCGTTTAGCTGCAACCTCTGCATACCCGGCTTTAACTAATGATTCACCTACATTTTCAGCAATATCAATTTCAGCGCCTGTATCTAGGATACCTAAATTAGCAATATATACACTTTGTTTGATCTTGATCTTCAATATATACACCTCCAAAAGCTTTTTATATATTATAAAATCTACGTTTTATTGTATTGTCCTTACGACTTAAAAATAAATTTGGTGCCCATTGACGGACTCGAACCGCCATTTGATGATTACAAGTCAACTGTAATAGCCTTTATACTAAACGGGCAAAATGGAAAATGTAGGACTCGAACCTACGACCTCATGCTCCCAAAGCATGCGTGCTACCTACTGCACCAATTCTCCGTATCGGCCCAGGTGGCGAGGATTTGAACCTCCGTCTTATTTCACTACTTAACAAACTACTGGCCTAGTATTTCATCCGTCTTTCATTAGTAAGAACCAAACTAGGGAGTTACCCTAATAATGCTTGTGCATATTGCCTCATATGCTTCACCCGGAAATTAAGACACTGGAGTTTTTAAGGAAAACCCTCGTACCCAAAACCTATGGTGGACGTAGGTGGGAGTCGAACCCACTTGAAGAAAGTGAAGGAATCGAACCTTCTTACTCTGGAATTGTTCCAACTGGCGTTAACCACTATACGCTAAATTTCTTCGCTGACCTTCACGTCCATAATGTGCAGGAGGGAATTAAACCCTCATTTTCAATATTAGAATTATGAGCCCACCATCTCATAATTATGTCCGACATCCCAAGTATCTATGAAGATACACATCACGACTCCCGCTTACACGTCTGCAAACACTCATAC